CGTGGATGTACATAGACATCAAGATGATGGAGATCAGAGTCAACAAAGCTCTTGCAAGGATTGAAGGAAAATGAAGTGGTTGCTATTAACTCTTTTGTTGGTGTCTTGTGAAGACAGATACCGTTACCATTGCCAGGACCCTAAGAACTGGGATGCGCAAGACTGTAAACCGCCTCTTTGCGTTGCCTCGCAAAATTGTCCCGAATTTTTTAATAAACCAAAAAATGGCACACAAAACCCCTGAACAGGTTGACATTGAAACCAAAGCGTTTATTCTAAAAACGTTTTGTTTTATTCTTTTGCTTGTCACCATGCTGTTCTCATACAGCATTGTGTTCATTGAACAGCCGTTGTTCACTGAAGCGCCAGCAGACAAGGCCATCCTAGCCATTCTTTCTATGGCCATGGCCCAAATATTTACCGTGGTCAGCTTGGTTTTAACTGGTAAATCCAGTACTCCACCCCCACCGCCCATGCCTATGAACCCTTGTTATGGGTCTCAGCCTATGCAAGGGGGCTATGCTCCAATGTCCTTTACGCCCAACCTGAACAACCCTATGGGAGGTTTTAGCATAGACCCTGGTAGCGCATGGACGCCTCCTCCATCCCCGTCTGGGCCACCAATATTGGAGTCGGAAGAGGAACGTGAGAGAATGGCAAATGCTAGGCGTGAGGCACATAATGTTTAGTTTACTCAATCCCTGGGTAATTATTGGCGCGATTTGCGCTGTTTTAGGAGTATATTTCTATGGACATCATGCAGGCTATCAAGAACGTGTTGCAGAAGATCAAGCAGAAATTATCAGGCTTAATGACGAAGCAAGAGCCAAAGAATCCGAGCTGAACAAAAAACTTGCCAACGTCAACAGTGCATTAAGGAAGGCAAAAGATGATGTTAAAGCTAAACAGGTTAGTATTAACTCTAGGATTGACTCTGGCGAGTTGCGCCTCCCCTCCAGTTGTCCCGTACAAGCCGATTCAAATCCCGGCGCTACCGGAGGAAATACAACCAATGCAGGCCAATCTGACCGACAGGCTATTAAAGATATTGTCGCCATCGTCGCAGACGGAGACGCCGCCATCACCCAGCTCAACACCTGCATCAACACCTACAACCAAGTAAGACAAACTGTAAATGAGGGGGTTAAATGATCACAGCACAAAAGCTTCATGCCCTCCAGATCGGCCCAGAATGGGTGGAGCCACTAAATGCAACTATCCAAAAGTTCAGCATTTTTACCGTCAAAGAGCAGGCCGCATTTATCGGACAGTGCTCTCACGAGTGCAACCATTTCAAAACACTGGAAGAAAACCTCAACTATCGAGCCGAAACCTTACAAAAATTGTTCGGTCATAAATTCAAGCCAGGAGAAATCGAGCTTTACGCCCACAACCCCGAAAAGATTGCCAACAGAATTTATGCCAATCGAGGCGGTAATCGAGATGAAGCTTCAGGGGACGGGCATCGCTTCCACGGAAGAGGCTGTATCCAGCTCACCTTTCATGATAACTACTGGCACTGTGGCCAAGCATTGGGTCAAGATTTTGTGATGAACCCTCAGCTGGTGGCAACACCAATGTGGGCCGCCATGAGCGCCGGCTGGTTCTGGTCCACGCACGGATGCAATCAATTGGCCGAAAGCGGAAACCAAGAAGGGCTTTGCAAGCGCATCAACGGCGGCCTTTTTGGTCTTCATGAGAGGATAGATTTGACGAGTAAGGCACTTGCTGTTTTGGCTTCCTAGTGGGACAATAGTCCTTGACAAACCACAGAACTAAGGTGCTCAGATGACAACACCGTCCTACGTTTTAACCTACGACAGCTTAACCAGCCTGGTCCTCCAGTATTTGGAAAGATCAGACCCAGCCGTCGTCAATTTCATTCCAACCGCCATCACCATGGCCGAGTTTGAAATTGCAGAAGAGATTAAAACACTAGGCCAAATTGAAGTTGTTGACGGGTATATGAACGCCGGAAACGCTGTGATTGCAAAGCCAGCCAGGTGGCGCAAAACAGTTTCTATGACGCTGACAACAGCCAGCGGTACCAAACAACCAATATTTTTAAGAAAACTAGAATATCTAAATCTTTATAATCCAAGTGTAAGTACAACAGGAACACCTTTGTATTATGCAGATTATGATTATGATCATTGGTTTTTAGCTCCAACACCAGACATCGCCTATCAGTTTGAGGCGCTTTGTTATACTCGTTTACAGCCTCTGGCGTCCGACAATCAGACCAACTGGTTGACGCAAAATGCACCCAATGCAATGCTTTTTGGAACCTTGAAGCAGACCGCATCTTTCTTAAAGGATGACACCAGGATCGCCACATGGAAGGCGTTATTTGATGAGGCTATGGGTTCTCTTAAAACTGAAGATACGCTTCGGATTGGGGATCGTCAGGCAGTTGTTCAGGACTCTTAATCATGACCACATATGTAAATCCGTTCACTGGCCAGACAATTTCTCCATCGTCTGTCAGTTATGAATCAATCACAATCAGCTCGAACACTATTCTCCAGTGGCCTATCAACGGCAATACAAACATTCCTGCCAGTAGCATCATTGATGTAACAGCTACAGCTGGTCCAGCGACTTTTACGGCATCTATTTCAGGCACCACAATGACGGTGACCGCCGTTGCTTCTGGTGCAATTGGAATTGGCCAATCTATATCTGGTACGGGTATTTCTTCTGGAACCACAGTCACCGCTTTTATTTCTGGCTCTGGCGGCACTGGAACATATACCGTTAGCAATTCTCAAACGGTCAGCTCCACAGCAGTTGTTGCTTCGGCATTCTTGCTGGAATTGCCTCCTGCTACACAAGTTTCTACTGGCCAGTCTATTTTGATCAGAAACGTTGGTAGCTATTCTTTTATTGTGGCCAACAATTCTGGTGGAACCATTGTTTCTGTTGCGTCAGGTATTGCCGAGTTTATTTGGTTAACAGACAATACTACAGTCAATGGCACCTGGTCATCAGTTGTATTTGGCGCAGGAACATCTTCTGCCAATGCTTCGGCTTTGGCTGGTTATGGATTAAGCGCAAACGGTTTGACGTTAAATGAAACAAACCCTGTTGTTTACATTAACTCTAATTTAACTGTTACTGCAAACTACCAAGCCCAAATGTTGGTTTGGAATTCAGGAGCTGGAACAATTACAATGCCGTCATCATCGACGGTCGGTAATGGCTGGTTCTGCATTATTTCAAATGGTATCGGCACTGGAATTTTGACAATTAACCCGTCTGGTTCTGATACCATCAACGGCAATGCAAGCCAACAGTTGCAATTGACTGAGTCTTTGGTCATTGTGTCCAACGGCTCTACAGGATGGAATACTTTTGGTTATGGACGCTCAAACAGCTTTGCGTTTACCAACTTGGCTGTTTCTGTTACCGGCGGAACGTTGACTTTGACGTCTGCCCAGGCGGCAAACACAATTCAAGGTTATACCGGAACCTTGACGTCAAATCAAATTGTGATTGTTCCATCAACGGTTCAGCTCTATACATTCACCAATAACACCACTGGCTCTTATACATTAACGTTTAAAACTGCTGGTAGCGGTAGCACGGTCAGCGTTGCTCAGGGTCAAACCATCACGGCAATTTGTGATGGATTGAATGTTTACAACGCAAACAGTGGAGCGGCTGGAACATTTACAAATTTAACTTTAGGTGTTGGTTCTGTTTCAAACCCATCACTTAATTTTTCTGGAAGTACCGCAACTGGCCTTTACGCGCCAACCAGTAATCAGCTTGGTGTTGCGGTTAATGGTGTTCAAGAAGCTGTTTTTTCATCCAATGGACTATTTGTATTGGCTGGGATTAGCGGAGGCGCATTTTGACAGCAAAAGTTGTTGCTCTAAACATAGACCCAGGAATACAAAGGGACGGAACTCAATTTGACACCACAAAATATGTCGATGGAGTTTGGGTCAGGTTCCAGCGTAAACGCCCAAGAAAAATTGGCGGTTATACCGCTATTTTTTTAAACTCAACAAATATTTCCCGCGGCATGCAAATGACGGCCGCGAACAACCTTAACTATTTGATTTCTGGCTACAGTAGCGGCTTAGAGCAGTGGCAGACTTATACCTATGGTGGCCAGGGTACTGG